ATCAGCCAAAAATCCCGCCACTCTGAACTCCAACTGGGCGTAATCCCCTTCAAGTATCTTTCCGCCCTTCCACCTAGAAACGATGCATTCCCGAACGGGAAATGTATTGCCCCTAGGCATGTTTTGGAAGTTCGGGCTACGGGAGGATAGCCTGCCAGTACTTGTCACGCATTGCATGAATTGAGGATGAATTTTTTTGTCATCCGATATGGAACTTTGCATTCCTTCAACAAAAGTACGCAAGTACGTTCGTACGGCAGAATAGCGTACATACTTTTTTAGAAATTCGTGAATGGCATCGTCAGCAGTAGATAAATAACTCTCCAATATGCTTTTGTCGGTTTTAAATCCCATAGCGGAACAATCAATGACATTTCTCGGTTTAAGTCTTAGTCCCGCCCTCTCATTAGTGTTTGTAAACAGTAACCCTTTTGTGTCACAAGTTTTGCATTTTCTTTTTATATTACTAGGTGTTCCATCTTTTTTTATGTAAGTGTACTTTCCTGTACCTTGACAGTTATGACAAATAGTTCCGTGCGTTTTAAACACGGGTCTAGCCATGGAATTTATTTCCATATAAAAATCTTGCACAGTTTCAAAATTAGTTCTTCGCTTAGGCTTGCGCGTGTTTCCCCTTAACTCATACCCAATATTAAATACTGTCGCCCATCTTTTTTTGTCGGTCAGTTTCATCGAATAAAAAAGTACCGACCTGTCCTCTGGTGAATCCAAGTTAATTGGAGTGTCACCCATGAAGTTCTTTACCTTTTCATTCAGATACTTTTCCAAGTCAACAAGTTCTTTTTCAAACTTAACTTTTATCGCTGACAGGGTATCTGTATTAATATACAATCCGTTCATTTCTATGTCAGCTAAAACTTTTGTCAGTTCCATAGACATTTTTATTGTTGGTGCTATTCCATTAGGCATGGGTTTTATCTACTTTTTTTAATTTAATTATTTTAACTTGATAATATTCTTGTATATTTTTAAAATTAATTTTTCCTTTAAAAGATTCTATTTCTTCATCAAACCACATCTTAAATCTTTCAAGTATTCCTTTTTTAGTTTGTGGTTGGTCTTCATCAAAAATATCTGAACCTTGTAAACATTTAAGTTTATATTTATTCATATAAGTCTCCCCAATTCATTTTTAACTTGCTCAACTGCGCCATAGCCAATTGATAAGTGCTTTCAACATCCTGTTTACCATACTCTTCTACAATAGTCCAAGGTATTCTTTCATAGGATGTATTATTCTTCATAAATGGTTGAATTAATTCACTTTTTTTCTGTGCCACACCTTTTCTTTTACAGCAATCCTCCAATGAAAATCCCCACTTGATGCCCCGCGCCATAAGATATTCCATAACCATCGTGTCGTGCAATTTTTTGTCGTAAGTAAATCCACATTGCACCAGCCAACTGTAATCAAATTTTATGTTATGTCCTATGAGAACGTCAGTTCTATCCAGAACATCCTGTAATTCTTTTTTTGCGTTAGGCGTTGGTGGTTCATCACGATGATAAAAACATAGGTACTTAACAAAGTTGTCATCCATCTTATAACCAACTGACACCAACATATTTCCGTTAAAAGGACTGGATATCTTATTTCCTTTTTCATCAACATCAAAAGAAGTTTCTACATCAAGCGTTGTTATCACTTTCAAAAACTCCTCTCCTAATGCTTATTGTTGCGTGGCGTGACCCGTGCCAACCATTTAATTTATTCTTGCTTATCGTGATGCATCTATTCGGGTCAGACAAATCATTATTGTCAGCCCCTCTTCCTATGCCAATAATTAAATCGGCTTCACCCGCTTTTCCTGTTCGAGAATTATCTAGCATAGAATAGTCAATTATGGATTTTCCTTCCGCCTCATAGCTTGCTTGGGACACAGCCCACAACAAGCATTCGTGCCTTTTGGAAATTTCCCTTGCCCTAACATAAACTTCCTTTAATTTTTCATCCGTTCTATTGTATGTACCAGAAATATGAACCTTGTCAAGTTGGTCTATGAACATAACATCGGGTCTGTAAATTCTAGCGTATTCATTTATCTCGTCTATGTGCGTTCCCACACTGTCAAAAACCGTCAAGTAAGGTTTTATATTTGTCAAGTACTCTTCCTTGTAGTTTTCCAGATTGTCAGCTATCTCTTCCTTTGTTTGATTGAAGTAGGATTGTATTATGCGAAGTTTAATCCTAACAGCAGGTTCTTCATTAGCCCAGTATGTCACCTTTTTTCCTTGTCTGATATATCCAGATGCATTAAAACTCGCGAATGTCGTTTTTCCTATTTCGGGTCTGGCAAACACTATGATGAAATGCCCCCTGTCCAATGAAGGAACATTGTCACCGATTGTCAGTAGTCTATGTCTAAATTCCCCCTCCATATTATCCAGATTAAATAATTCTTCTATATCCTCTTCCACCTCGTGAAAAGTTTCGCTACCCACCATATTCTGTTCATCCAGCATTTCAACTAAACGTCTTAATCCGCCTATGTCCTTGTCAGCCCCTGTGTAAATGTCAACAGCCTTTTCGCCTATCTCTTTTGCCTGTTGTCTAGCCCAGAAATTTTTTATGGCATCAAAATTCAGTTCCGATATGGAACTATTTTCATCGAGTTCATCTATGGTATCCACTATGTTCTGCTTTGTCGCCTTCGGTACTGCGGGATACAAATCAGCGTGCATAACTTTTAGTTCCCGCAATGTCAGTATTTTTTCGGGGTACTTGTCGTGTATCTTCTCAATTAGGGTATATACTATGCCGTAGTCCCTGTTGAACATCCCCTTGTCAATGAATCTGCGAACCTTGTTATAGTGCTCGTAGTTAAGGCAAATAGAAAGAATTTCAGTATGTATCATTCATCCAACCCCAAGCCTTTTTATCCACCTTACTCACAAGCTTTTCCACATCCTCATCCAACATTTCCTTTACATCCTCATCCAACATTAAAAATTTCACATTCATATTCAAAGACAGGTCATCCGCCAGTTTCAACGCCTTTTTTGTCGCATCCTTATCCAACGCCACGCCTACTTTCTTATACTTTTTTATCACATCTATGTGCGATTGCAACAGGTTTGTTCCCAGTAATGCAATACCTACACAAAACTTTGACAAAACTAACGCACTCACGACATCCTCAACTATGATGGCTGTATCCCCTTTTCCCGCTATAAAAGGATATCCCGAATTGCCATAGCGATACCATTTTATTCTTTTATTATCATATAAATCTCTGCCAACCGCGTCAATTAGGGTGTCCCCCTTATGAATTAAAAATACTACTCTATGCAAATGTCGGTCATATCGAATTACTTTTCCGTAATCCATTAAATCATATTTTTGAATATAATTTTTAAAATCCTTTAAATCCATATACCCTATTCTAGGGGGTAGCCTATCTTCCCAGTGATGCCTATAATAAAATATCTCTGGTTCTTTCTGCTTTTCCGCCTCTTGAAACAATCTTTTAGACAGAGGGCTACGAGTTCTGCCCTTGATGTTGCAATCAGCGTGAAAGCAGTTGTAAATAGTCTGTATACCATTATTAACAGCGGAAAACGTATTCTTGTTAAAGCAGATGGGACAATCTATCCTAACGCTTTCACTGGTCTTTAAATCCAGTTTATTTAAAAAATTTTGTAGCATTCCACTCCTTAGTCTTTTAATTTGGGCTGTGGTTTGGTTCGCAAACGATGTAACCACGAATTAAGCACATTAAACTAGTATAACCATTCTGCACCCAAAACTCTAAATTCACGCGGGGGATAGTCGCCTCACCTATCACTATAATAGATTATAACTGCACTATCCCCTCAAATCTAGGTGGAATTTGGTATCGCTTTGGCACTCCACTACCACTATAGTCGCTAAACCATAGACCTCGCTAGATATGTTCCTAAACTTACTTGGACTATACTAGATGACCCCGATTTCTTTCCTTATTATCGTTTTCAGTACTAGGGAGGTATAGCCCAAGTAAATTTAGTTGGGGCAGTTTGGGAACTCTTGATTACTTTGTGTAATAGTTGTCGACTTAACACAATCAAACACAATCCCTTGGCACTACCCCGTG